TAAATCTGAAATTTGATTTTGTTTTCTTTTATCTTCTGGGGCTATATTAAAAGCAGTAGCTGGTATATTATTTTCTACCGCTAAGCCAATAAAATGAAGTGCAAGAGGAAGCTTTATCATTTCTCCTACGTCTGGTGTCCAGTACCCTTCAGAAAATCCAGTGAATACAATTGTATTTATAATAGCTTCAATCGGTGTTCCAGATATCATTAGCTTTAAAAAATTTTCTTCAGTGTCAGGGTCTTCTACCTTTTCTATTACGAAACTTAACGCCTCTTCAGGCTTTGAGTGGATAGCAGGTCTTTCCCAAGGAGCTTCCCCTGGAGCATCTGTAAGAGAGTGTCCAGGAGGAGGAGCATTAAGCACGTCCAGAGCCTCTACACTTCCCTGTTCAGGTACTAGTCTTTTTTCAAAGTCTGGATTGCGATAGTTAGGATCTGGATTAAATAGTGCTTTTTCGTTAACTACTACATAACCCCATCGGACAATTTTAGGTCGTCTATAAAATATCATACTAGTAGGGGTTACGTTTACATCTAAACCTGTAAAACATCTGATAAGATTTCCTCTAATATTAACAACAGGACGTGACGTTGTTGGTCGTGTTAATGGAGAAAGCATAATATTATTAAAATCTTGAGTGTTTAATATCTCGCAATTAGCATTATTAAACTCGACTCTAACTACTCTATAAAATTCATTAGGAACATTTTTAAAATTTTTTCCACCAACAACAGTACCTGCATAACCGGTAATATCTGATGCACGATGAGTAACTTCAAAAAATTGCATCTTTTCTTCTAGCATGTCGTCAACATCTGAATGTACTGTGTCATTACCGTGTATTCTTTGAAATTGATTTAAATCATAGAAATATTGTTCAAATGTTTCCATTTGTGCTAAATTAGCAAATAAATTAAATTCTTGGGGAGTTATATATCCTTTTTGCTCTTTGTTTGTTAAAGCTAGAACTTTTTGATATACTGTATCTATATTTACCATACGTTTTATTTATATTTATATGGAAAAAATCTGTTTAAAGTTTCTTTTCTTTTTCCACAATTACAATCTTTTCCAGTAGCTTTACTAACTTTATCAACTACTTTTTTTATTCCAGTTGCTTTTGTTATTTTTTCTATTGTATCACCTAATCCTTTTGATTTCATATAAGTTTTTTAAAAAAATAGCCACCCCTAAAAAGAGTGGCTATTCTTTAGGGTTGTTACGAATTTAATCGCTTTTCTATATTCTGATAAATTTCCATTCCTTCATCAGTTTTAAACCAAGCGGCTAAAGCTGAATATGGATGTTCATCAAATGGAACAGCCATTAGTTTTCTACTATTAGATCCCCAAGTAAATGTTCTTTGGTCTGAAGATAGTTTTAATATACCTAACTCCGTTGCTTTAATACCAAAATTCCTAAGCATAACATTCTCATCACCAACTAATTCTAAAAACAATTTAGGATTTTGTTTAGCATATATGAGTAAATCTCGTTTAAGTTCTTGAGAACTCATCTTAGATACTTTAGAACCTAATTCTACTCTCATAACAGCTTCTGCCATATCTATATCTAAGTTTCTAGCAGCCATAAGCGCGTCAACTTCTAATTCTAATACGTCTACTTCTGTTTCTGCAACAACTTCTGGTTGCCACTCTGTATAAACAACGTCTTTATGAGGATGATATATAGATAATAATTTCTGTAAAACTGTCTTTTCTTTTGGAACCATTAAAACACCAGATCTAAAAATAATATGTTCTAATCTTTGATCACCATGCATTTCATCTACAAAACAAGTCTTTTGATTTTGACAATATTTTAACTCTCTTTCATATCCTTTTTCTTCATCGAAATGATAAATATTACATGATCGAATCATGTATGATAAAGGTTTCTGTCTGTTTTTTAGATAGTAAGTTCTATTTTTTACCTCCCATTTTGGTTTAGATGGAGTTTCTAATTTTTGTTTCGGTTGTTTTACAACCGTTTCTTCTTGAACTTGAGGTTCTTTCACCTCAACTGTTTTTGTTTTCTTTGCCATAATATAATATATAATAAAATTAATAAAAATAAAAGGACCGAGGTCGAAACCTCGGTTCTTTTAAATAATAATGCTTATTTCATCATCATGAAATTGTTAGCACCTTGTGTAATCAAACATCTTTCAGAAAGCATGTGGATTTCCATCGCATCCAACGCGGATGTAGCAGCTCCAACGGAACCAGTAACCCAAGTTTTCATGTATCTGTTATCTGTTTCAGAAGCTCTGTAACGAACGTGTAAGAAAGGACGTTTTAAATTCTTTCCTAACATTTGATCGTAAACTGAGGATGTACCAGCTGGAACTATAACTCCTCTAACAGCGTTAACTGTATCTCTGGAATTAATACCACCTCTAGTAGCTTTGTCATTTAAATATCTCCAATCAGATTTGTAGAAATCATAAGAACCTCTACGGAATCCTGAGAAACCTAAATTAAGTGCCATATTCTCAGAGTTATCAAACACACCATAAGAAGTACCACCAGCACCATAAGAATTCATTGAAGCTAACATGTCATCCATCGCTAATGAAGTAGCTCTATTAACAAACATCATGTTTTCTTCAATTGCACCTTGATTATCAAACTCTGCTAAGATAGCGTCAAATTCAGCTAAATCAGTTGCTGAGTTCTGTCCAGTAACACCCGTAGTTACATTTCCTCTATCAGAAATAGCATCAAATAAACCTTGAGTTCCCCATTCTCCAGTACTAGCATCAGTACGTTGTAAGAAATTGTCAACCTCAGAATTAGCGTTTGTAACCTTGATAGATTCTAACATTGCCATTTCTAAGTGATCAGAAAATCTCAATCTTGTTTCAGATTCAGCTTTTAAATACCATAAGTATCCACTCATACCATCTTCAGCTGTTACTTCAACCCAACCAATTCTAGATGCATCAGAACCTGATACAGCATAATAGTCTTTAATAATAATTGGTTTATTACTAAAAGCTTTGAATTGTGGTTCATTAGATTGACGATAACTAACTTCATCTCCAACGTTTGCAGCTGCTGGAGCATCGTCATAATAAGATCTACCTTTTGCGTATTCAGAACCATAAACTAGAACGGTTACAACATCTGACGCTGCGAAACCAACATCTTCTAAATCACCAGCAGTGTTAGTAGCATTATATACAGCTACGTTAACGTCATCAGCGCTTACAGCTGTAACGATACACTGTGTAGTATATTTAGAGCTTGCTACTAGAAGTAAATCATTAACTCTAATACCATGATCAATAGCCGATGTAGATGTAGAATTTCCATCGATATCACTATCGATTTCTATAGTACCACCTGGTTCGTTATTGTTATTATCTTGGTTTTGATGATCTTTAATGTTACCTATATAAGATAGATGTAATCTACCTTGTTCAGACCATACCACTTGATCAGCGGTCATGCTCTCTTCAGCTCCTACTTGTCTAAGAAATCCTGAAACTGTTCGTGGACCGAACACTTCAGCTTCTTTTTCCATAAGATCCGGTACGTATTGTTGAGCCCACGTATTATCTGTGGTGCCCGTAAAATCTAGGTAATTTGAGTTTTGTGTCTGCTTTGTTGGAGCGGGCACTGTATTCAAATTACTACCTGCACTTATTGCCATTTTTTTGTAATTTTAAATTGTTATTTTTGTTTAATTTTAAACTTAAAATCAGAAGAATTTTCACCTAGTACTCTTACTTTTACTCCGTCCGCTTCAACCAACCCATGACTTTGTCTTGGATTCATGTCTACGTTCTTAGCTTTAGTAACGCTATCTTTCATAGCGTCTACTTTTCCTTGTTCGTAAAAGTGATTAGCAATAGCATCAGCATTCATTGCTGTAAATAAAGATTTATGATAGCCTTTGGCATCTTTCAAAGTTTGGTTTTTATCTAAAAACTTTTTAGTAAAATTATTAATATCACTTTGTGTTTCCTTAACTTCATTAGCATCTTTTACGTTATACCTATACTTTTTATCTCCAACATTATATTCAAAACCTTTGAATTTATCGTTAAAAACTTGTTCAGTTTTTTGAGTAAAAGTATTTGTATTTCGCTCTACTATTTTTTGATTTGCCTCTGATTCTTTGTTATATCTATTAAAGAAATCAACAGCTTTTTGTTGTTCTTGAGTCAACTTTGACCCAGCTTTGATATCTTCATAGTATTTGGACTTTTGCCCGTCCAGGTGGCTTTTAGCGCTGGCAACTTGCTCTTTTAACGCTAATTTTTTTCTTTGTATATCTCTTTCTTCGTCAATTTCTTCGTCGTAAGAGAATTGATCTTCCATAAGGAAGTTAATTTCTTCGCGATTTAAATGAGGTTTCGTTTGAGTATAATATTCTCTAAGTAGAGAATCCTCGTTTAACTTACTATAATCCTGATTTAATTTCACATAATCTTGTATGTCTCCACCGGTATCTTCCATAAAATCCATTAACTTTTGGATGTTTTCTGGAATAGGTTTACCTGTTGTTTCAGCATCAACAATAGCTTCTTCAACCTTTTCTTCTAATTCCTCAACTGTTTCTTCTACTTCTTCGCCTGTGATTTCTTCTAAAATAGGTGTTTCAGCATTTTCTTCTGCAGGTTGTTTAGTAACCTCTTCTTTATCAGTCGTTTCTTCAATAATCTTTTCTTGAACTTCCTCGGTTTTTGTGTCATCAACTGGTTGTTTATCTTTTACTTCTTCTTTTGGTGGATTACCTATATCAACTTTAACAGTTTCGTCGTTTCGACTAAACTTTTTCATAGTTGACTTTTTCTTTACTTTTAATTTCCCAACCGTATCGTCTACTTCTGGTTGTTCGGTCGTCTGTTCTACTATCTCTTCTTTTTTCTTTTTTGCCATAATATAATATAATAATAGTTAATAAAAATTTATCTAGGTTCAAATTCACCTAAACCAAAATCTCCACTAAGTATATCATTACTTGTGGACTCAAAGTTTTTAGGTGGTTTTTCATTTTTTCTTTGATCTATAAGTTCGCTTTGTTGAGTTGCTTGTATTTTTGTTCTTTCATCCTTACGATCTTCTTTGTTATCATCTCTTTGTCTAAGAATTTCAAGTTCTTTTTCTTTTAAAGCCATATTTATTTCAAACTCATATGCCATTAATTCTTTCTTAAGTTCTGCTTCTTGCATTAATTTTTGAGCGTCTATATTTCCTTTTAAGCTTTCTAATTCCATATCGGACTGTAGATTAACTTGTGTTTTTTGCAACTCCATTTCAGCGGCAGCTTGCTGAGTTTGTATATTAGCTTCTGCTTGTGCTTGGATATTTTGTAACTGAATACGCTCGTCTCTATCTAATTTCTTTTTTCTTCGTATTTTTAAAAGTTGATTAGCTAGTTTGATATTTTTAATTTCCCTAACATCTATAGCATCTTCTAATTCTATGTTCTCTTTTTGTAGTGCTATTTGAATATTATTTTCCAACTGCATATTCATTTGAAACTCTATATTCATTAATTCTTTTTTATGCTGAACCTCTTGCTGCATTTTTTGAGAATCTATTTGAGCTTGCATTTGAATTAGCTGTGCTTCCGCCTGCGATTTCATTTGGTTTTTTTGA